GGGCAATACGCAATGGCTGAGAAATGCCCGCTCTTGGATGGACCGGTGCGCCTGAAAATCACCGCCATCTTTGAGCCTGCGAAGTCGTGGAGCAAGAAGCGACGCGAGGCCGCATTGTGGGGGCCGCATACCCAGAAGCCCGACTTGGACAACATAGAGAAGGCCATCAAGGACGGGCTTAATCGTATCGCATTCAACGACGATAGCCAAGTCTGCATGACCGAAAGCCGCAAGATGTGGGGCAGTGAGGCGCAGACAATCGTTGAGGTGCTTCCCCTGACCACGTTCCCCCTCGGAGGTGCGCAGTGAGCGACAAAACCTACAACCCACAGAAAGCGCGCACGAAGTATGCCTGCCCGATCTGGGTTGACGCATTCCTGCGCGACACGCTTGACCTAGAGGCGGATGAGTTCGGGGCATACCACCTGATCCTATACGCCATGTGGTCGCGTGAAGCCTGCAACATGCCTGACGACGACCGCAAGCTGGCGCGGGTTTCCCGATGCTCAACAAAGCTGTGGAGGTCCCGCATTCGCCCGACGCTTGAGCCGTTCTTCAACGTAGGCGGCGGGGTATGGACTAACACCAGACTGTCGAAAGAGGCCGCGAAAACCGAGAAGTTTTTGAAGGGCCAAAGCGACCGGAAAGCAGGTGGCGGAAATGAAGGTGACACATGTGGTGGAACTCAGGCAACGCAACCGCAAGAACCGGAAACGCCTGTAAATTCCGATAAGCCACTGGAAACTAACAATCCGGTATCAACCGTGGATGATACGGCGGAGGCATCTGGGGAGCATCCTACCCAAGATACCAAGATACCAAGAGATAAGATTGATGATGATAGCGCGGGCGCGGACCTGACCTTTCGCGAGAAGGTTTTGGTTGCCGCAGGCCATGACGCATCTGGTGTCACAGCAAATGGCAAGATCGTCGGCAACGGGCCGGACTTCATGAGGTTCGACAAGGCCCGCCGTGAACTCTCTTTCAGCGAAGGCGATGCCCTAGAAATCGTGGCGCAGACGATGCGGCAGAAGGGCGACGGTCCGCCTAGCAGCCTGAGTTACTTCGTCCCCCCGATGCAGAAAATCGCCGGAATTCGTGACGCCCCGGCTGTCTCGGCAATCATTCCCCAGCAGGTGAACGGCGCGCCCCGTCAGCGCATTCGCCCAGACCTCAACGCAATCTTTGCAACAAACCCGGAGTTGAACCGATGAACACCCGCGCCGAAGCACTGACCGACGAATTCACCCTCTGGCTTGACCGATACAGCCCGCGCCGCGCATTGCAGGCAAACGAGCAAGCGATGGCCGCAGAGATCAACGCCCTGATGCGGGTAATTCTCAAGATGGCCCCGGCCTCGGATTATCTTTCGTGGCTGGCGAAGGTCACGAACCAGCTTGACTACCAAATGAAAACCGCCGCTTGGCCGACCGTTGCAGAGGTTGGCGCAGCTTGCAGCAACATGAACAAATCGCAGGCTCTGCACTCTCAGCGCAAATTCCCCAGCCTTGACCCGGTTGCCATCGCGGCGAAGCGGATGAACGCGGGCGAGGACGTGGCCGATGGCTGGCTTTACGGGCGCGGTGCAGTTGAGTTGATCAAGTCCGGCGCGGTTAGCCGTGAGACAATACGCAAGTACCGCTCGGCTCTGTTCTTCGCATATCGCGACCTTCTGGGCGAGGAGAAGGCGAAGCTGCGCGAGGCCGACTTTATCGCCCGCCATGAAGCCGCAGAAAGCCTTGATGCAGCCGCCACAGAGCCGCCGCGAGGTGAGCCGTTCAAGCGGATGCCGACAAGCCCCGACGACCAATACGCGGAAGTCTACGCATGACCCGCGCCAACCCCACAGGAGAGACAGCCTAATGTTTGGAATTTTGAAATCAGCAGTCAAAGCCGCGTCAGTCGTGGTGGATGCCCCGGTATCGGTCGCGGCGGATGTCGTAACTATGGGCGGCGTTCTGACCGACACCGATAAGCCCTACACCAGCAAGGCGGTGGAGCGGTTCGTAAGCAACGTATCAGACATGGCGGACCCAGACCAATGACCGACCGAGTAGCCCCCGACGAACTCCGCCAAGAGGTAGAGGCTATTGAGCGCCTTGAGGCAGAGAAGGCCGACACCGCTGAACTCATTAAGGAGCGTTACGCGGGCCTGAAATCGCGCGGATACGATGCCGCCATTGTCCGCAAGGTAATCGCCCGCCGGAAGATGGACCGTGACGCTCGCGCCGAAGGTGACGCTATTCTCAGCATGTACGAGGAGGCGCTGGGGCTATGAAGGGCATACATGTTTCAGTCGAGGTGAAGGGTGTGAGTTTGGAGCCTACAGACGTGGCTAGGGAGGCTGCCGCTCTGGACGATATGGCGAGGAAAATGAGCGGCCCTGACGCTCGGTCAACTGCCGCCGCCATGCTTCGTGCTCAAGCGGAAAAAATTGAAGAACTGCAGTGGCGTCTCGCGGGTGCGGAGGCGGCTGCTGCTGAATGGAAGAAGCGCGCCAGTGCAGGTGAGGTGGACGCATGAGCCGCAAACTTAATCCGACAGAGAGTATTGTTTTAAGCAGCGTGATCGCGCCCATGTCTACAAAGCAAATCGCCCATATCGCCTCCCAGAGGGCTGGTCGTGAATTGCCCCGGTCAACAGTCTCAGCATCTTTGTCCAACCTTTGCCGCTGGGGCCTACTGGCTAAAGAAGCTAAGCCCAACTTGCGGCGTAATGCCTCCCGGATGATCTATCGGAGGGTTTGGCCATGACCCAACCCAGCGACCGCTATTTCCCCGAAACAGTCACCCCCGCCCAGCAAGCGCAGATCGACCAGTGCAGCCGGATGCTGACAGACGGGGCCAACCCCAGCGATATGCGCGAACTCGGCTTTGCGCAGGCCGCTATCGACGCGGCGATTAACGCAGCAGGAAAGGACGCCAAGCAATGACATTCGCAATACGCCACCACACCGAACAACTCCACCGCAAGGCCACCAAATGCGCCCCGGTATTCACAATGCGCAATGAGCCATACCCAGAGCACTACGAGGCGGCATACGCGAAGGCGATGAAAGCCCTCACCGCGAAAGAGGGTCACATGGGCCGCACTCCGGTTAAGGTGGTATCCAGCGTTCCGCCATCTAAGAAGATAGATCGGGAAGCCAGCGAGAAGGCGGCGTTGGATGCGGCAATCCTCAAGGCATTGTCTGGTGAAATGTGCACCGACGATATCGCGGCGGCGGTTTCCAAGTCGATTGGGTCGCGTGTCTCAAGCCAGCTTATCTCAGGACGTATGCGGGTTGGATTGGCTGGCAAGGTCACGAAGCGCCGCTCTTACAAAGGGGGTCGCGACATAACGCTGTGGTCCCTATCCCGCGAACCACACGTCTCCTGCAAGGACCGGATAGCGGCGGCGAAGCGGGAGGCGGCGCAATGAAGCTGTTCATCGCTTTGGCAATCCCGCAGATCGCTTTCTATCTCTTAACCGCGTTCATTCTATGGGAGCCGTTCTGGCTTCCCGTCCTTGGCGGATGGGCTGCGGATGAACGTTTCCTGCTGCTGATGCTCTGGGGCGTATCGGCGCTGATCCCAAGCGGTGTGGTGCTCTTGGAATGGGCAGAGCGTCAATGACCCCCTCCCAACGCATCCACCAGCTAGAGCAAGACAACGCCAAGCTACGGCAGCAGGTCGAGACGCAGACCCGCACGGTGGAGAAGTATCGGCGGCAATTCATGGGCATCAAGCGGCGGCTGGCGAAAGAGCGCAAGCGGTCAGTGCCTCTACAGGAATTGTGCAACTGGCTACGGGCAAGGGTGGCCGAACTGGAAGACCCCAAGGGGCAGGCAGAAAGGTTTTTCAAAGATGGCGAGACGTAAGAAGGCGACACAGAAGAAAGCGCCCGTAACAGTGGCCGCGATGCCTGAGCATTGGGACATGGGCGCTCGAGGTCCGGCAAACCGCCTGAACCTTGTGCAAGAGCCTGTGACGTGGACAAACGAGAAGGGCGAGCAGGTGAACCCCAACAACGTAAAGCGGATGCGCCGGGTGGACATGCTCCAGAAGTACCACAAGGACGGGGTGATTGATAACCGCCAGCTAACCGCCGGGGCGACACTGCGCGATGCATGGGCGAAAACCGAGATGGGGCAGGGCAAGGACTACAGCGACCCCGTGGTTGACAGCAGCCCCAAGCCGGACCAAGCGATTGATATACGCATAGACCGCATGAGCGCCTATCTCAGCGTCTCTAAGCTGGTCGCGGCAGAGGACAAGGCAATCTTGCAGGCGGTGGCCTGTGAGGGCCGCGCTGTGGCCCATCTGCGCGAGTATCGCTACAGGGCAGTTCCGAAGGGGAAAGAGCATCTGGCGGCGGCGCTTGACCGGCTGGCGGATAAGTTGGAACGGAAAGCCAAATAGGAGCGGGGCCGTGCCGAGTATTAAAGTCAAATGCGCTTGCTGCGGGCAGATGCAATTCTGCCAGTCGGCGTGGAAGGGCGGTAAGGGCATGATGCAAATCGCTGCGATGCTGTCAGAGCAGGGCTGGGCGGGCGACGTCTTGTCTGGTCGCGCGGTTTGCTCGGAAGAATGCCGCGCCTCTATGGCGCGTGACGTGACGCCGGAAGCCCCGGCGATTGAATCCAAATAGAAGGGCAAGGCATGGATAAAGACGCTTATATTAAGAAGTTAGAGCGCCGTATTCACACGCAGCGCCGCCGCCTTCGTTGGTTCGAGGCAAGCTATTCGATACACGTTCATCATAATGTCTGGCGCAAGATGCTTGAGAGGCGCGATTGGATGCGACGAGCGATATTGCGCCAAACTGCAAACGAACAACAAGAGTCTCAATAGGAGGCTTTCAGGACTAATTGACCGACGACAAAGAATCGCATAATCGCGCGCGCGGGGTTGACTGCACCTCTTAAACGTGGGAGTGTGATTTATCGCAAGAGGTGGCAGGGGTGCTGCCTTTTGTGATTCCGACGCTTTCTGGTGAGTGGGATAACTGGCCTAGCAATTTCTGAGTCCGGCTAGGCATCTTCCGGCAGCGGGGTTCATGGCCCGAATACCCATTCTCCAGAGCGCGTCTGGCACTATCCCCAGCAGGGCAGCCGGTGTGTCATTAGCCGGGGCGCGTCTCAACCTGTCCGCCACTGCTGCCCCTGATCGCGGCACGGCGTATCACTCGATCAGGCACAGGCGCTGACCCCGTACAGGCAGCGCGATACTGGCGCGGTGTCTCGAAGGGCACGACGAGTGGAAATACCCCTGATGCCGGGGAGTAGGGTTCGAATCCCACGCCGCCGCCAACACATTCGCTGCTATGAACCGCTTGGGCAAAGGCAGTAACGGGGCAAACACAAGGCCGCTATCCCAAGCCATGAGCCGGATACCCCAACATTTTCTCAGCGCACATAGGCGCAACGCGGCGGCGATACGCTATCCCCAGCAACACAAAGGCCAGCACCCCGGCAACGGGACTGAGCGAGGTGTGAACACATGGCAACCACTAAACAAGTGAAGGCTACTGCTAAACCTAAACCCCCGCGTGCAGGCATGGGCAGACCCAAAGGCTCGCGCAACAAGACAACGGCGCTTCTCAAGGATGCGATCCTGAAAGCGGCAGAGAACGCAGGCAATAAGGTCGGCGAGGCTGGCTTGGTCAGCTACCTAGAGCAACAGGCGGAAGATAACCCCGGCCCGTTTATGTCGCTTCTCGGCAAAGTCCTCCCGATGCAGGTAGAAGGACCGGGCGACAACGGCGAGCACATCGTCGCTACTATTGAGCGCGTCATTGTCAATCCTACAGATTAAGACTGCCGCAGTCTTTTCGCCCCTATTGGAGCCAGCACGATACAAGGGCGCATGGGGCGGGCGAGGCAGCGGCAAGTCTCAGTTCTTTGAAGACCTCGCGCTGGAGGACGCTTTGCGTTGGCCGGGTGATGCTGGCGAGGGGCTGCGGTTCGCGCAAATCCGAGAGGTGCAGAAGTCTCTGCAGTATTCCTCGAAGGCTCTCTTTGAGAAGAAGTTGCACGAACATGGCTTGGACGAGAAGCAAGGGTTCAAGGTCTTTAAGGATCGGATACAGCTACCCGGCGACGGCGTGATGATCTTCCAAGGGATGCAGGACCACACGGCGGATAGCATCAAATCTATGGAGGGCTTTCACCGGGCGAAGGTGGAGGAGGCTCAAACGCTATCCGAAAAGTCCATGCAGCTACTGCGCCCGACAATCCGTTGGGAGGACCCTCAACGCGGGCTTGCCTCGGAGATTTGGTTCCCTTGGAACCCCCGGCACGCGAAAGACCCGGTTGATAAATTCTTGCGGGGCGCAACACCGCACCCGGAGGCCGTAGTCGTCCGCGCTAACTGGTCTGACAATCCTTGGTTCCCAAAGGTGCTTGAGGCTGAGCGACAGGATGATCTAAGGAACAACCCCGACCAATATGACCACATATGGGAGGGCGCATACGCTCGCGTATACAAGGGCGCATACTACGCCAACGCACTAGAGCAAGCTGAGCGAGAGAACCGCATTGACGTGATCCCGCGCGACCCACTTCTGCGCCTTTACGCATATTGGGATATCGGCGGCACAAGCAAAAAGTCTGACGCGACCTCTATTTGGATCGTCCAATTTGCGGGCGAGCAAATCCGCGTATTGGATTACTATGAGGCGGTGGGTCAGGAGTTTAGCGAGCACGTGGGCTGGCTTCACGAGCGCGGCTATTCCAAAGCCGTGATGATGCTGCCTCACGATGGGGACACGCACGAGAAGGTGCACCGGGTCACGCCTGAGTCTTACCTCAAGGACGCGGGCTTTCAGACTGATGTTTGCCGTAACATTGGCGCAGGTGCCGCAATGAAGCGGGTTGGCGCTGTTCGGCGGATCATGCCGCGCGTTGTCTTTAACCGCGACACGACAGAAGGCGGGCGCGAGGCGCTTGGCTGGTATCACGAGAAGATTGACGAAAAGCGCGGGGACTACGGGCTGGGGCCGGATCACGATTGGTCCAGCCACGCGGCTGATGCCTTCGGTGGTATGGCAATCGACGTACTCGACAGGCCCAAGGGCGTTAAGTGGAAAGCGCCACCACGTCGCAACATGGCTGGGATCGCATAATGGACCTAACAACCTACGGCGGCTTGCAGGCAGCTATCGCGCAGTGGATCGACCACGATGGGCTAATGCGCATTATCCCCAGCTTTATCGCGCTGGCAGAGGCGCAGATTGCCCGTGACGTGCGTAACAGCAAGATGGTGACAAGCGCGGACCTGACGATTGATAGCCGCTTTACGGACCTGCCCGACGATCACCTCGGCACGATTCGGCTAGACTGCAACGGCAAGCGGCTGGTGGCGCGCAGCACTGACGACATGATCCAGATGCGCGACAACGACAGCGCGAGCGGCGTTCCCTGCTACTTCACGCAGGTAGGGCGGCAGATTGAGGTCTTCCCCAGCCCTGACGCCAGCTACACGGCAACGCTGCAATATCACGCCCGCATCCCTGCGCTGGATGGCGAGAATGACACCAACTGGCTGCTGACAGAAGCGCCCGACGCTTACCTCTATGGCGCGCTAATCCACGCTGCCCCGTATCTGACCGAGGACGCCCGCACGAACACATGGGCGGAACTGTATAGCGCGGCAATCAAAAACCTGAACAAGTCTGATCGTATGGGCCAGTGGCCTAGCGCAATCAGCATCCCGGCGAGGGGCGCATAATGGCCGACACGTACACGGACAATTTCAACTACACGCTGCCGGAATTCGACGCTTCGGATGATACGTGGGATGAAAAGCTAAACGCGAACTTTGAGCAGATCGACGCGGACCTAAACCAAGCGACAAGCTGGACCCACAAAACAGCCGCATACACGGCGGTTGCGCGTGACCGGGTGCTTGCAGACACCAGCGGCGGCGCATGGACTCTCACGCTGCCCTCTGCGCCGGAAACAGGCGATACAATTGAGGTGCAGGACGCGACAGGCTCATGGCTTGCGGAAAACCTCACTGTAGACGGCAACGGCAATGATATTGACGGCTCTGCGACCTTCACGGGCAACGTGGACGGCGACCGTTTTACGCTGACCTACAACGGCATCGAGTGGGCGCGGCGCGGCTCTGCGGTTGTACGGCTGCCGCTGGAGTTTGTCAGCAAGGTCGAGATACCGAGTTCCGTTACGGCTGTTGACATCGAACTACCGGAGGGCGCGGAAAGCGTTCTGATCCTTGCTCGGTACTTGAACCACAGCGGCGGACGCAGCGCCCCCATCTCAGCCCGCACGTCTTCTGACGGTGGGGCAACATTCGACAGCGGCGCAACAAGTTACGCAACCGGAACATCAGGTTCCGATTCTCTGGACCTTGGACGGCTCTCCAACAACTACGCAGAGATCCAAGTAATGGGGGCCAGCAATGCGGCTGCGTACACTGTGGTGACATCGCTGCGGGCTGACAACATCGCTACTGGCGTTGTGGGCGGGTATCGCCAAGCGGACGAGGTCAACACGCATCTGCGCTTATTCACCACCGGCGGTGTTTTCATTGGCGGCGAGTTCTTAGTCTACAAATACGCGGATTTGGGGTGAGCCATGGCTAAAGTATTAAGAAGCGGCGTTGTGGTTGATCTCCCTGACGTTGAAGTGCTTGGCACCCCGGGGGAGCAAGAGGCGCGGGCGACAAAGACGCACGTCACAGCCGTCAAGGCCGAAGCATATCGCCGGATTGTTGCTATCTGCCCTGAGTGGAAGCAGCGCAACCTAACGGCGCAGGCGTCTATCTTGGCTGACAAGGGCCGTGATGCTTGGACCGACTCCGAGACAGCCGCATGGGAGGCCGGAGAGGCCATCTGGGCTGAGATCAAGGCAATCCGTGCCGCAAGTGACGCAATCGAGGTAATGGACCCGCGCCCCGCTGATGTGACCGCAGACGAACTGTGGGCCTAAGATGCTGGTCACGTTTGAACCGCCTCCCGGCCTGTTTCGCAACGGGACCGAGCTACAATCTGCGGGCCGTTGGCGTGACGCGAGCCTTGTGCGCTGGCATGAGGGGACAATTCGCCCCATAGGCGGCTGGCAGGCGTTTGACGACGAAACCACGGCTGGCACAGTCCGGGCAATGCACGCTTGGCGCTCTTCTAACAGCCGGGGCTATTTTCTGGCCCTTGGCAGCGGCGGCGCGCTGGAGGTGTTCACCCGCGAAGGCGACTTGATCGACGTTTCCCCGTCTGATCTGGTTGGCGGTCGCGAGGTCGGGCGTCAGGCGGTGGGCTACGGTGTCGGGCCATACGGTCGCGGTGCTTACGGCTCTGACTACACGGCCACGACGCTTGTTAAGCCTGCGGCCCTGTGGAGCCTCGACAACTGGGGTGATTACCTTGTCGCCTGCCATGACCTAGACGGGCGCATTTTTGTCTGGGAAGGCGATGCCAACGCAAAGGCCACGCCAATTGCAGAGGCCCCGGTCGATAACGTGGGGCTGGTGGTATCGGATCAGCGGTTTCTCTTCGCTCTTGGGGCAGGCGGCAATCCGCGCAACGTGGCATGGTGCGACCGGGAAGATTATACCGTATGGGAAAGCACGGCGACGAATGAGGCGGGTGACTACACGCTGGCAACCGCTGGCAACATCATGGCGGCAACGCCGGTCAACGGTGACTTGCTGATCCATACCGATGTAGACGTGCATGTCTGCACCTATGTTGGGCCGCAGATCGTGCACGAGTTTGAGCATGTCGGCAGCGGCTGCGGGATTATCAGCCGCAACGCAGCGGTTACGGTTAACGGCTCTGTCATGTGGATGGGTCAAAACGGCTTCTATGCCTACCAAGGCGGGCAGGTCACGGATATGCCGTGCGAGGTGTCCGACTACGTGTTCAGCGACATGGGGCGCTACAAAGACAGTCACGTTTACGCAACGCAGGTATCGGAGTTCAATGAAGTCTGGTGGTTCTACACGTCCTCAGAGGCCACGGATAACGACCGCTACGTTGTGTTTAACTACGCGACGGGCGCTTGGTACACGGGCAACCTAAGCCGGACAGCGGCGCTTGATCGCGGCGTGCATAGCTATCCCCTCATGGTGGATGGAAACACGGTTTACGAGCATGAGCGGGGCGCAATCCCTGACGGCAACCCGGTGTTTATCGAAACCGGGCCGCATAGCATCGGCAATGGCGAGCAGACATTCACAGCATCGCGGTTTTACCCGGATGAACTGAGCCAAGGCGATGTGACAGCGACGTTTAAGACGCGGCGCTATCCCAACGGGCCGGAATCAACGCACGGGCCTTACGTCCTCGGCGCTCCTACGGGGGTGCGCTTCACAGGGCGGCAGGTCCGCATGAGGCTGGACAAGGCGGGCGACGACTTCCGCGTAGGCGTGCAGCGGCTTGAGGTCGCGACGAGGGGGCGGCGATGAGGCTACCAGCGGGCGACAAAGCGCAGAACGAGCGCAATCTAGCAATCCGGCGCGCAGACGACGAGAACGTCAAGAAAGCGCGCCAGAACGACATGAGCGGCAGCATCCGCCTGCAAAGCCCAAACGGCACATGGTGGACGCTGACAGTAGACGACAGCGGCAATGTCTCCGGGACTAGCTGACCTGTTTCAGAAGGCGCTAGAGAGCGGCGGGCAGGGCCATACACCGGAAGAAATCGCGGCGGAATGCGCGGCAGGGCGAATGCAGCTTTGGCCGGGGCAGCAGTCGGTCGCGGTAACACAGATTCACGATCTGCCGGGGCGCAAGGTGCTGCACATCCTCTACGCAGCAGGCGACGGCAGGGAATTGGCAGAAATGGAGAAGAGCGCGGCGGATTGGGCAAAGGCTCAGGGCTGCACCTCTCTCATGCAGAACGGGCGGCGCGGTTGGTGCCGGGTTCTCAAGAAACGCGGTTGGCGGGAAGTCGTCACAACCATGGAAAGGGGCATCTAATGTCAGGCGGACTATTCGGGAAATCTGAAAGCAAGGTGACAATGCCCGCGCATATCAACCAAGCAAGCGAAGACGCGGTAGGCATGGCCAACGCCCGTAACGCTCTGGGGTATGTGCCTTACTACGGGCCAGAGCAGGCGGCTTTCACAGGCCAGCAGATGGCGGCAATGCAGGGCGCAAACCAGCAAGCAAGCGCCCTTGGCCTGCAAACGGCCCCGGTCAACATCCCCACGGCTCAGAACTACGGCGGCGGGATCACAGGCTACAGCAGCGCGGGCCTGATGGACGAAAGCCTTGCAGCACTACAAGAGGCCAATCCTGACCTCTACACGGCGCTGATGGGCCTCAAGAACCGCTATCAAGCCTCTCAGCAGGGCGGGCGCATTGCCCCTCGCACGGGCCAGCCCGTCATGCGCGACTATTCCGGCAACGCTGACCCCAGCATGAGCGGGGGCACGGCAGGTTTCGGCGGTGGTCCTATCGGCGGCTTCATCGGTGACGCCTTCGACGGGGGCGGCTTTGGTCAGTCCGGTGACAGCTTTTCGGGCGGTGGCATGGCTTCGGCGGTTGGCAACGCGCTCGGCGGGCCTTCGGCCTTCGGTGGGGGCAAGCGGTAATGGCTAATCTCGGTTTCTCAGCCCCTGTGATGGGCCAAACAGCGCAGTCAGCGCAAACAGCTATGACCCCCGCGACGAACCTAGCGGGCGTCTATCAGAACGCATTGGGCCGCGCGCCTGATGCCGCAGGGCTGGCGTTTTACCAAGGCCACCTTGATAACGGCATGGGCTTTGAGGAACTGCGCCAAAACATCTGGAACAGCCCCGAAGCGCAAGCCTATCAGGCAAGCCAGCAACAGCAGCAGCCGAACGTGTTCGACACGGCGGGCGGGGCGTATAACCAAGCCGTTGAGATGCTGATGAGCGGGATGCCTAGCGTATCGGCTCCAACCGTGCGGGCAGGGCAACTGAAAGATACTGACCTTTCGTCGTATATGAACCCGTATACCGAGGCGGTCACAGATCAGGCGCTCTCCGACCTTGACCGCTCCCGCGAAATCGCGATGAATCAGACCAATTCGGCGGCTTCTGGCGCGTTTGGCGGTTCTCGGCATGGGGTGATGCAGGCGGAGACGAACCGCAATTTTGCGGACGCTACAGCGCGCACCTCGGCGGGGCTGAATTCGGCGAACTTTAACCAAGCACAGGGTGCGGCATTTCAGGACATTGGCAACCGCCTAGCAGCGGCTCAGGCGAACCAAGCGGCGGCTCTGCAAGCGAGCATGGCAAACGCGAATAACCATCTGTCAGCATCGAACCAGCTTGGGAACTTGTCGAATCTCGGCTTCACGCTTGGGAATAACGCTCTTGATGCGCAGATGCAGGCAGGCGGGATGCAGCAAGGCTTGATGCAGGCGATTATCGACGCGGGCAAGGCGCAGACGAACAACGCCACGGGCGAAACTGATGCGGCCCTGTCGCGGCTTCTGGCGGTTCTTGGCGGGGTTCCTGTCCCTCAGACCACGACGCAGAAGGAAAGCCCCGGCATCATGGACCTTATGACGGCGTTTATCTGATGAATTGGGTCCAGTACGCCAACCAAGGCGCAATTCGCAATCAGCCTCTAGCGCCTGACTTGCTGGAAGCGCTTTCATTCTTGCCTGAAATGGGCGTCGAAATGAAGGTGTACAGCGGCGGGCAGGCGGCGAAAGGCTCCGGCGGGCCACGGACAGGATCGACACGGCACGACCACGGCAATGCGGCTGATGCTGACTTCTATTATGAAGGGCGCAAGCTGGATTGGAACAACCCCGAAGACGTGCCAATCTTTCAAGAGATGGTACGGCGCGGTAAGCAACGCGGCATCACCGGATGGGGCGCGGGCGACGACTACATGGGCGCAGGCCGGATGCACGTTGGCTTCGGCAACCCCGGCGTATGGGGCGCAGGTGGTAAGGGCGCAAATGCTCCGGGCTGGCTGCGCGAGGCTTACCACGGAGAACCCGGCCACGTTCACAAGCCGGGTGACGAGGGCCAAGTTATCGCAGACGCGACAATGGCAGCACTCGGCAAGCCAGTACAGCGCCCGACAATCTCAGGCGGCGGTGGCACCTCAACGGCAATCGGCGGAAGCGGAGCAGACACAATGGCAGAACCTACAGGCCTTCTGGGCAAATTCGCGCGCACAGAGGACAACGTGGGCGGCTTGCTTGGCATGATGTTTAAGAACATGACGCCAGACCGTGCCGACCAAATCCGCGCGGGCTTTGCGGGGATGCAGGGGATTGGCAATCAGGGCGTCTATAACGCGGCCACAAGCCGTATGCAGGCGCGCCGGGATGCCGACAGCCGGGAACGCGGCTTTGAGCATGACCAAGCCCTCCAGCAGCAGCGCATTGACGCGCAAAACGCAGAGCGTCAGCAGCAGATGCAGGCCGAGGCGCAGCGACGTGAGCGCGCGCGGCTCTGGGTGGCCCAGAACGCACCTGAGCAGCTTGGCGCGTTTGACGCGGGCGTGATCGGCGTGGACGATGTGTATAAGATTGCCAACCCTGCGGCCCCGACCCCAACCGACGACATGCGCGAGTATGAAGCAGCGAAGGCTCAGGGCTACACTGGCACGCTGCAAGAGTGGATCGAAGGGCAGCGCAAGGCAGGCGCGCCATCGGTTAGCACGACCGTGAACACGGGCAACGAAGTGGACAGCCGCCCGATTGTGGACAAGCCGGACAAGGGCTATCAGCGCCGTTGGGACCCTGAGCGCCAGACGTTTGTGGACGAACCTATCCCCGGCAGTGATGTTGATACGGAAATCCAAACCGCAGAGGACAAGGACGCAGAGCGCGCCCGTCAGACCAATCTCAAGATGGGCCAGACGCTCGAAAACCTGCACCTCAATATCAACGAACTTGAGGACGGCGGCGTCCCTGTCACGGGTGTCATTGGCGAGATTGGCTCATGGATTCCGGGCAGTCAGGCGACCGACTTCCGCAACCGGACAACGCAAATCTCGACCCGCGCGGCTTTGGATGAAGTGCAGAACATGCGCGACAATAGCCCGACAGGCGGCGCGGTTGGCCAGTTGACCGACAGTGAGCGCGAAGCCATCGGCCTTGCCGCAACCTCGCTCTCTAATGCCAGCAGCAAGGATGAATACCTGCGCGCGGCGAAGAAATTCCGCGAGATCATGCTTGATACAGCTTACGGCAAAGGCCAGTGGCGGCTTGATAAGGAAGGCCAAGTTTCGTTTGGCAGCCCCAGCACGCCTGCGGGGGACTTCACCTCTGACACGCCCCCTGCGGGCTTAGATGAGAGTGACGCGGAACTTTGGAAATACGCTACGCCAGAAGAGCGCCAAGCCATTTGGGGGCAATGACATGACCGAGGCAGAAAAAGCCCGCCTACGCGCTGACCTTCGCCGCCGCAAAGCAATGAGCGAGGCCAAGCCCGAGGCCGACATGTCCCTTATGGGGCGACTGAAAGACAACATCATCGGCACCGACGATGGCGTGCAGTCATATGGCGAAAAGCTGGGTTCTCTGCTCAACAAGGGTGGGGAAAGCATGACAATGGGCATTGTCGGTGACGAGGCATCGGCAGCGGTTGAAAGCCTGATCCCCGGCGTGGATTATGAGCAGCGCCGCGACCATTACCGCGCGCAAGAGCGGCAGCTTGAAGAGGAAAACCCGGTTGCATCCCTCGCGGCTGATATTGGCGGTGCCGTTGTTGCCCCCGTTGGGGCCGTAGGGGCGCTCAGAGCGGGCGCAGGACTGCTTCCCCGCATGTTGATGTCCGCAGCGGGGACGGGCGCTATGAGCGGCGTCTATGGCTTCGCGGAGGGCGAGGGCGGTTTTGACGAGCGGTTTGACGACGCGAAAGGTGACGCAGGCGTAGGCGCGGCTATCGGCGGCGCTATCCCCCTTGTGGGCGCGGGCTTGCAGAAAGCCCTCACAGCGCGGTCGAACAGCAAGGCGATCAAGCAAGCTGCGGCGAATGCCCCCTCGACTGAGCAATTGCGGCAGAGCGCGCGGCAGGCATATGACGAGGTGGACCGCTTGGGCGTGCAGATCAAACCGGAGGCGTTTAATCGCTTGGCGGATGAAATGAAACAGACAATGGTTGAGGGCGGTCTTGACCAACTACCCGGTCCAAGCAGCCTTTCCCCAAAAGCGGCCCGCGTTAATCAGATCGCAAGCGAAATGTCGTCGGAAATGGCGACCGACCCCACGGCGGCTCTGCCTTTCCGCAGCCTCGACCAGCTTCGCCGCAAAACAGGCGCAGCGGCTGGCGATATGAATAACAAGCTGGATTCTTCGCTTGGCACTCAGGCCATCGGGACCATTGACGACTTCGTAAAGAACCTCACGGCAAACGATGTTGCGGCAGGGGATGCAAAAGCCCTCGCCCCGGCAATCGAGAAAGCGCGCAGCCTCTATGCCAAAATGGCGCGCAGTCAAACGGTAGACGATGCCATTTCAGCGGCGGAAGAATACGTTTCCGGCCCCGCCAGCGGCATTCGCAATCAGTTCTCGCGCATTCTGAAAAGCGACAAGCTGAGCCGTGGGTTCTCTGAGGCTGAAAAGGCGGCAATGCGTCGTGTAGTGAACGGCAGTATCCCGGAGCGCCTGATCCACCTCGCAGGCGGCGGGCTAGGACAACTGTTCTCTGCTGGGTCGGGCTTCGCGTCTGGTGGGCTTCTGGGCATGATGGCAGGTGCAGCGGCTGGTGTCGGCGCGCGCAAGGCTTCTGAGGGCATCGCATCAAAGAATGCAGAGACAGTCCGTGCGCTTATCGCAAATGGCGGTCTTGGCCAGCTTCCGGCTGTGTCTAATCGGCCTGCCGGGATTCTTGAGCAAGTATTGCGTCAAGGTACGGCGGCGGGCCTTCAATAGTCAGCACCCCGGCAATAGCCATGGCGAGGGGGAAACCCATACAAAGCCAGCCAAGCTTGGAGAACTCACCGTTGTTCTCCCGCTTGGTGTAGATCACCGCGCCATATACGAACATGCCAGTTAAGAGGTTGCCGAGTAAAACAGCGGTGACTGTATCTGAGAAATTCATGGTTCTAACGTGGGGCCAGCCTCAATCGGTTTCAAGCTAGTACGTGGTGCAATTCACTGAACGGCCCAAGCTATAGCAATTGTTATGGGTCATTGGCTTGGGGCGGCTCTTGTTGGCAAGCGTCTGCATACGACTGCGCGCGCCATCGCGGCCTTGGCTCATTTCCTGCTGAATGCAAGCGGGCAATTGTGAGCCGGTATAGCCGTATGCAATGCAATTCTGCCTGTAGTGGGCAATGATCTGATCTTGCGGCGTTGTCGCAAACCAAGCCGGACTGCCGGGGTTTCCCAAGCCCCCTCCGTCCGTCATGCAACCTGCCAAAATAACCGGGGCAACAAGTAAAATCCGCATAGCGGTCCCTCCTAAAAGAATATGGTGACGAGGTTGGCCCGGAAGCCCTCGCCAATCAAGCCCTTTGGCAAAATTCACGCAGCCCTCGGTTTTCCGGGGGCTTTTTCTATTGGAAACGCTCGAATGAAAAACACCAAAATTGACGACGCGGTGCAGTCCAACATTCAAGCGCAGGTGGAAGCCGCCCGCGACTTTGTGGAAACGGACATTGCCCCTGATCGCCTCAAGGCCGAGCGTTACCGTGACGGCGAGGTCGATATCGGCCACGAGAAGGGCCGCTCCAAGGTTGTCGCAACGCCTGTGTCTGACACAATCCGCGCGGTTAAGCCTGCGCTTATGCGGCTGTTTCTCCAGACTGACCCGGTTGAGTTCATCCCCCGCACACCACAGGACGTGCAGAGCGCCAAGCAGCGTACGCAGATGGCGCGGTATATCTTTGAGCGCGAAAACGGGTTCATGGTCCTCCATGACGTGTTCGACGACGCGCTTGTTAAGAAGATCGGCGTGGCGAAGGCGTATTGGGATGAGCAGACGGAAATCGAGTTTGACGAGTACACCGGGCTTTCGCTTGAGGAGGTGTATTTCCTAGCAGAGCAGCCCGACCTTGAAACGGAAGAAATCACCGAGGAACAGGGCGACGATGGCCTTATGTCCTACGGCATGAAGGTGAGCCGCACGACCGACAAGGGCCGCATCCGGCTTGAGGCGCTGCCGCCTGAGACATTCTTCTGGAACGCAGAGGCCAAGAGCCTAGAGGACGCGGCAATCTGCGGCCACTCCGAAGAGCAGACCGTGGGCGACCTGATCGCCATGGGCTTTGACGAGAAAGACGTGATCGACCTCGACACCGAAAACGACGACGAGGAAACGACCTATCGCTTTGAGGGCGAAGAGGACGAGGCCAGTAATGACCCGATGGCGAAAAAGGTGCTTATCACCGAAGCCTATATGGACATGGACCTTGAGGAAACGGGCATCCCCCGGAAGTACAAGTTCATCCTCGGCGGGACGGGCTACAAGGTGCTGGACTATGAGCCGTGCGACCAAGTGCCGTTTGCCGTGTTTGAGGTTGATCCCATCCCTCACAAGCTGGCGGGCCGCTCTCTCGCTGAATTGCTGATCCAAGACCAAGACGCCAGCACGGCTATGACGCGCGGCGTGATCGACAGCATCAACATGGCAAACACCCCCCGCGTCGTCGCTGTGAAAGATCAGGTGGAAGTTGACAGCCTGCTTAACAATGAGACGGGCGGCATCATCTGGGCGGATCGGCTGGACTCGGTGCGAGAATTCAGCATCGGCAACGGCGCGACAATGGCCCTCCCGGCGCTCCAGTACCACCAGCAGCGCCTAGAGGCCAAGACAGGCGTGCAGGGCGTTGGCATGGGGCTGGACGCGGACGCATTGCAAAACCAATCGGCCACCTCCGCAGGCATCGCAGAGCGCGCCGCTATGGGGCAGACGGAACTTATCGCCCGTACCCTCGCGGAAGGCGGCATGAAGCGCCTGATGAAGCTGATTGACGCTCTGGTACGGCAGCATCCCGACAAGAACGAGGTCATGCAGGTCAGCGGCGAGTTTGTGGCTGTAGACCCGCGTAGCTGGTCGGCTGACGTGGATGTAATGGTCAACGTGGGCCTTGGCACAAACCGGACGGAAGAACGCACCGTCGCCATGAATAACATGGTGCAAACGCTCATGAGCATGTTCACCCAGCTTGGCCCCAGCAACCCGCTTGTCGGGCTGGCTGAGTTGCGCGCGGCAATCGCTGACCTCTACCGGATGCAGGGCGTTTACGACAGCACCAAGTACCTCAAGCCGTTCTCGCGTGATCAGGAATTAGCGTTGCAACAGCGGGCGCAACAGCAGCCCCAGCAACCGCAGAGCGATCCGAACCAAGCGTTCATGCAGGTTGAGGGCATGAAGGTGCAGCAGAAAGCGCAAGCCGACATGGGCAAGCTGCAACTGGATCAGTGGAAGGCCCGCGAAGAAGCCGACCGCAAGCGCGACGAGATGGGCCAAAAGCGCATTCTCGAAGCCGCCAAGCTGCAAGGCGAGTACGGCCTCAAGGTGAATGAGCAGGCGATTAAGGCCGAACAAGCCGCGCCGCGTTTCTAAGGAAACCCCATGAACACAGAACAAAAGGCAGCGACCGCCAAGCGGTTGCTGAATGACGAGGGCTATCAACTGCTCTTCGAAGCAATTCTGGACGACGCAACCCGCGTCTTTCGGGATGTGACCTCGACCCAAGAGGCACGTGAGCAGGCGCACGGCAAGGTGTGTCTAATTGATGATTTCCGCAAAAAACTGAGGCTCTGGATGAACGAGCAGCAGATCGCGGAGCATAACCAGAAAGGTCAGCACCGTGAGTGACACGACTGAACCAATGACCATTGAAAGCGCCGTTGAGCAAATCATGGCAGAAGACGACGCCCCAGCACCGGAGACGACTGAGGGCGAAGAATCCGAAGTAAGCGAAACCGAAGAAGTTGAGGCAGAGGCGTCCGAAGATGAGGACACAACCGAAGCCGAGGCAGACGAGGAAGCCGAAACTGATGAGGCCGAAGCGGACGAGGCCGAAGAAGAAGAGTCCGACGAGGACGAGGCAGAGGACGAAGACGACAACGAAGAGCCTGAGCGATTCCCCGTCATGGTTGACGGACAAGAGGAGCTTAAGACGCTCGATGAGTTGAAGGAAAGTTACTCTGGGCAAGCCAAGATTCGGAAGGACATTTGGCAGAACGCTCAAACGCGCAAGCAACTTGAGCAGGCTGCACAAGCCATGATGAATCAGCAGGAAGAACTCCTGCAATTGCGTCAGCGGATCGAACAGGGCGGCTTTAAGGCTCCCCCACAAGCGCCTGACCGGAGGCTCTTGGATACCGACCCAACCAAGTACATGCGCCAGCGCGCGGAATACGAGGATCAGGTCGCCGAGTTCCAGCGAGAACAGGCACAATTTCAGCAGATGGCGGAACGTAAGGCCGCATACGAGCGACACCAGCAACAGCAGGAAATGGCGGAACAATTCGAGGTGCTGAAACAGCGCATCCCGGAGATGGCCGACGAAAAAACTGCTCCTGAGTTCGCTAAGAAGCTGATGAACGCGGGGACTGAGTTTGGTTTCTCAGCCGACGAGTTGAGCGGGATCACAGACGCCCGCGCGCTCTACGTGCTGAGCAAGGCGGTCAAGATGATCGAACTTGAGAAAAAGCAGGGGACCAAAAAAGCCCCCCCTAAGCCAACTCGCACGGTCAAAGCGAAAGCCCCCAAAAAGCACGCGCCTGACGCGAAAGCCAAGGCTGCAAAGGCACGTTTCCAGCGCACCGGATCAATTTCCGATGCCGTGGATGCATTCCTGAGCAGTCAAAACCCTTAATCTTCGGAGGCCAGAATGGCACAACCTACCAACACCTTTGACAGCTATGATGCTGTCGGCGCTCGCGAGTCTCTCGCGGACTTCATCTCTAACGTGGACCCGTATGATACGCCCTTCTACACGAACTGTAAGAAGGAAAGCATCAGCGCCCACAACCACGAATGGCAGACCGACGCCCTCCGCGCCGCCGCCCGCAACAAGCACGTTGAAGGCGACGACACCACGGCATCGGCCAAGACCGCGACAACCCGTCTGGGGAACTACACTCAGACCCTGAAAGACGCGGTTTCCATCCCCGACACCGACAACTCGACCAACAAGGCGGGGCGGAGCAAGGAAATTACCTATCAGACTATCAAGATGGGTAAGGAACTGCGCACCGACTTGGAAACAGCCTTGTTTTCCAACTACCCTAAAGCTGCGGGCAACTCGACCACAGCGGCGGAAATGGCCGGTGTCCTCACTTGGATTACCACCAACACGTCTGTCGCTACTGCTGGCTCGCCTGCCGATCCGACCGGCGACGGCACTGATGCCCGGACGGATGGGACGCAGGAGGCGTTTACGCAAGCGCGACTGAACTCCGTCCTACAGAGCATTTGGACCGAGGGCGGCAAGCCCAATACGGTCTATCTTTCTGCGTTCCAGCAGAACATCGCATCGGGCTTCACTGGCTCGAACAACCAGCGCTCAACCATTGACGCGTCGAAGTCCAAAAACGCCGTTATCAACAGCATGGACATCTACATCACGCCCTTCGGCAAGGTGGAGATGCAGTTGAGCCGCTTCAATCGCTCGCGCGACGTTCTCGTCATGCAGGACGATATGTGGGCGGTTGGCGTCAAGCGTAACTGGAAAGAGACCGAACTTGCCAAGACTGGTGACAACACCAAGATGCAGGTTGTCGGTGAATTCACGCTGATCTCGAAGAACGAGAAAGCGTCCGGCGGCGTGTACGACAACACGGATTCCTAAGCCAAACGGGGCTGCGCTTAACGGCGCGGCCCTTTTCCTTTTCTGAGGGCATCCCATGAAAATCAAGATTCTGAATGAACGCCTCCGGGCGAACGGTAAGCGCTGGTCTGTTGGTGACGTTGTGGACGTTGACAAGGACTTTGCAGACACAGCGGAAGCGAATTGCCTGAGCGACATGTTTGAAGTCGTGGAGAAGCCAAAGGCGGCACGCAAATGAAGCTGGCCGAGCAGTTTATCGACGGCGACGGCGACAAGTTTCACGTCAAGAAGACCTTCGACCCAACCCCATCGCTTGAGCAGGTGCGCGTTCTCAAAGACGCAGGCGCAATGGGCACGAGCGATAACAAGCTGGTCGCCCGCGTTCCCTGCTGGATGATTAATGAGTGGTGCAAAGAGGCTGGCGTGGCTTGGTCCGACACCGACGCCCGCCGTGAGGTTGTTCACCGCAAGCTGCTTTCCGGGGACGTGGCTGCATTCCGCGTCTGGGAAGGCACGTACTAACCCCCCAACATAAGGCGGCAGCTATGACCCCCGGTAAATACAATTGGCCCGCTCAATACGCGGGTGACACCGCCCGCCCATGGGAAATCCAAATTCTCGAAGACGGCAACATTGTGAAGCTGACGGGCGTGACGGTGAAGCTACAGGCGCGACGTGACCCTCAAGGTGTCGTCCTTCTTGACCTGTCGTCAGACGGCACGGGCATCACGATCACGGACGAGGAAGAAGGCAAGGTTAGATTTGGCGGTTACACGAACCCCGATGTGCAAGCGATGCTGACCTATGACATCCAGTACCATTTCCCGGACGGCTCTCTCACGACATATTTGACGGGCGTGTATCCCGTTTACGGACAGGTGACGCAATGACAGACGTAGTTGTAAACGTAAGGGCGCTTAACGAGGCGTCGGGCCAAGACGCAGCGGCGGCATCTGACAGCGCTGAACTCTCCCAAGCATGGGCGGAAGGCACGGAACCCGGCGGTCCCGGCACGAAGTCAGCGGAGGAACACGCGTCGGATGCAGGTACACAAGCCACCGCAGCAGCCACAAGCGCAGCACAGGCGGCGCTGTATGACGGCGTATGGCTGGACAACAGCGCGGCAATCGACACCGACGAAACCTTGTCCTACGGCCCCGGCGCTTCCGGCGTCTCCGAGGGCGACTACGTGCGGACGCGGGCCGAGGGGTTCAGCTATCAGGTAGCCGCATCCGGCGCGACTGACCACCACCTGACGACAGCGGGCGGGGTGAAGCTATCCTTGGTCGAGGACGGTCAGATCAGCCCGGAAATGACTAACGCTAAAGGCGACGGAGTATCTGACGATACTAGCGCATTCACTATTCTTCGGGATGGGTTCCCTCGCAGGGAAATTCAGGCAAACGGAACCTATGCGGTCTCTGATCTGCGATTAATGACAACTTCCATTCGAGGCTCCGGCACGCTGAAAGCCGTCGCGGGCGCATCTTATGTCCTTGGGCTGGGGTATGACACTGCCGCAAATTGGCGATACGCCTCTGTGCGCGACCTGTGTATCGACGGCAACAGTAAGGCTTCGGATGGCATCGACTTCAACGCGGGCGGAACAAACGACCATTTTGCCGGGCGATGGGATATTGAAAGGACTTTCATTCGCGCCTGCGCAGTCGGGATCAATAAGCGCTTTGGTAGCATCGGCAACAACTATCGCAGTGTGAGCGTAAACTCTTGCGATATCGGCTATCGCGCCGTTGATAACGTAGGCGATATTATGCACAGCGGCGCGGACTACTTTCAGGGCGGGGAATTTTCGTCTAATGCGCTGGCGGCGTTTCTTATCGACAGCGAATCTATAGGAACTGGCGGCACAACAATCGGGCCAAATGTGATTGTCGAGGGCAATCCCGGATTTGGTGTTTTCGTTAGAAATTGGCGAACCTCTTATGTGCCTTTTGTGATCGACGGGGCGTGGTTTGAAGATAACGCTTCGGCAGGTTCGGTCACGATTGATGGCATCGCCTACGCGCCCAAGGACATACGCCTTGACAACACTGCTTACGCGGTAATTCGTAACAGCCCACTAACAAAAGTGGCATTCAACGGTTCCACAGTTTTGCTCGACGGGTGTTTTGTGAACGATACGACCGTAATTGAGGTGTCCAATTCTAACGTGAGGGCGATTAACCTCAATACCGATGGGATGAAAGGGCAGCCAATTGAAGTCGAAAGCATAGCTAAAGCGCAACGGACGGCAGGGGCGCAGGCGGATAGTTATCGTTGTGTTCCTAGAACATCGGTGAAAAAAGCACTTTCTGGCTCCGGCGTCGTGAACAGTTCCCGGAGTTGTGATGGTACAACTGGCATCACATTCTCCGGCAGTAGTACGCTGACTTCAACCCAAGTATCAGATGGTCTGCTATTTCCTTACGCCGCCGAAGTGGTGCAGCCAAATGGCCATACTATCGTGTTTGACAATAAGACACTCACTGCTGGTAAATGGACGGTCTACACTTTCGACTGGAAGCAAGTCAGTGGAAACCCATCTAGCATCAACCTAACCAATAGCATCACATTGGCAAACAATTTCAGGGCGCTAACCAAGGCGAATCAATGGGTAACGATGGGCGGGGTCGCAAAAATCCCTGACGGTGGCGGCGGGAGCGTGGCTCTGTACGTTGTAAACAATAGCGGCGCAAGCCAGACATTTCGTCTGGGCTGTTACCAAATTGTCCAATTTGACAGTGAGGCGGAGGCCGTTGCGTTCTTTAACGCGCAGGCGTTCGTTGATGCTTGACACATGCGAAGCCGTCAGCCGCCGGTTATGCCGCTGGCTGACGGGCTGGGATATGACGCTATGCGCCTATGCGTGGTGGCGCAAAGACAAGCGGGCGTGGCGGTGCATTGGCCGCGTCCTCAATGTGGCGATGCTCTACTTTGAGCCGGACCACATTCGTCGCAGCTATGAGCGGCGCTTTCCTAAATAACAGGTGACATATGTTTGTGACGAACTGGCGCAAAGTGCTGACCCGTGCGTGGTCGGTGCGTTTAATCATCCTTGCTGGCGCTCTGAGCGGCATTGAGGTGGCAACCCAGCTATGGCTCCCCGATTGGCCTGATGGCGTCTTAGCGGCGTTCTCTGGCGCTATCTCGGCGGTGGCCTTGTTCGCCCGTGTGGCGGCTCAATCCGACATGGAGGACGACGAATGAAGTTCCTTGCGCAGATAATGGCGTGGCTGCGAAGCCTGTTTTCTAAGACCAAGCCAAAGACGAAACGCGGGGCGGCGGGTATCTCTGCCGTTATCGCGGCGTCTGTTGCGTTTATCGGCCCGTGGGAAGGGCTGAGAACAACGGCCTATCCCGACGCGCTTGCCCGCAATATCCCGACAGTCTGCTACGGCGAGACGCGGGGCGTTTCCCTTGGCGATGTATACACCAAAGCGGAATGCGATGCCATGCTTGCGACCGCCGTTGAGCAGTTTCACGCGCAGCTTGCGGCCTGCATCCCCGGCCTGCCGACATACCCCGAAGGCGTGCAAGTCGCGTTTACCTCATGGTCATACAATGTCGGCACGGGCGCGGCCTGCAAATCGACGCTGGCGCGGAAAGCCAACGCGGGCGACCTGCGCGGCGCGTGTAATGAACTGCCCCGGTGGCGAAAGGCTGGCGGGCGCGTTGTTCGTGGGCTGGAGAACCGTCGCGGGGCCGAACGCAAGCTGTGCCTAGAGGCGCTGCAATGACGCGCGTTGTCGTCGTGGTCGTGATCCTCTGCGCCGTGGGGGGCTGGCTCTACTGGCTCGGCGGCAAAGAGGCCCGCAACAACACCCGTGCAAATCAAATTGAACGCGAGAAGGAGATCGGCGATGCGATTGATAATTGCGCTGACGCTCATTGGTCTGTCAGGCTGCGCGGGTGTGAGTGACGCCGCATTCTGTGGCGAGAAATACACGCGCTCTATTCAGGGGCTACGGGCGGGGCTTGAGCAGCACCCAGAGACGCCAGACGCGGTGGGCGAGCCGGGTGCAGACGTTGTGCTGGGCCATGAAGCCGGATGCCGCAAGGGTTGGCTGAAATGACCCGCATGTCCGACACATTCCTACAGCACGGGCGCGGGATGGAATGGCAAAACAGCATCATCATCCTGATCTTTGCCCTTACGCTGGCACTCCCCGGCGACACCCTATCCACCAGCGTTGCATTCGCCGCATTCCGGCAGCTTGGCATTGATGAGGTGGCCTTAGCGGTGCCTCTGACCGTCATAGCAATTATGCGAATGGCGGGGCTATTTATCAACGGCAACTGGCAGCGCTCGCCAATCCTGCGCTGCGTTGGTGCCGTTCTCGGCGCGGGCCTGTTCGCGGGCTTGGCCGTCCTCTTTGCAGTACCTGCGCTCAGTGGGCAATCTGCCGCCCTCACAACTGGCGCTGGCGTGTATCTCGCGCTTGCGGCCTTCGATGTTCTCGCT